CTACAGAAATAAATCTATACTGACCTCTATCGTTCATAGGTTCTGATAGGTCTTCTCTTTGGTTATTTAGTATATCTACATCCTGCACCGCTAAAGCTACGTCTTGATAAGGGTGTCCTAGTACGTAGTTGTAGAAGTGCTGCTTAGACTTAGCTTTTAACTCCTTACGCTTAAGCTCGTCAGCACTAATCCACACAGCGTTCATTTGTGTAATTAAGTAACCCCGAGTACCTCCTCCACCGATTGTACGGTCCGGGAACTTAGCCACCCATTCCCCACTATACCAACGATCTAAAGGTTTACCACACTTCTGACAGATAAATCGGAAAGTACCTTCTTTAACTGTCTTAGCTAGTACATCTACTCCTTCCTCATCTAAACACTCGATGTTCTTTTCATAATCAAGCTGTTGCCTATGCCCACACCTATCGCACTTGTGCATATACACCCGTTGGTCTGATTGGTTGAACAAGGCATGGATACCGTAATCTGGTACTGTCTAATCTACCGCCCCTTTCGAGGTACTTTAACACTGCTCGCAGCAGTCGGAATGGACTATATCACAACCCTAATTTTTGGTTTAGGGTTCTCTGCTTTACGGTTTAAAAGTAACTTAGTATTACTTCTTTTATTTTATTTTCTGGGTAGGTGTAAGGTATTCTTAAAAGTTTAATATTCTTACTCTTAGCATATTTGTTCTTTAGGTGGTCTCGTCTTTTTTGGTTGGCTAGCTTCTTAGCCCCTCCAAAATACTGAACCTCCTTGAAATGCTGTATCCCATCGTATTCTATAAGCAGGTTATAGTCTGGTAGGAAGAAGTCAAAAGGTAGTTTCTGACAGTTACTTTTTAAATCGTCAAAGGATTTTTGAATTTCATATCGTACAGTAATTTCATCTAATACACGCTGTACCATTTTCTCTCCTTTAGACTGCTTACAGAAAGGGCACCTGTTTCCTCGTAAAAAATCTTTAGGTATTACCGAGTATCCCCTACCACACTCTATGTGTTTAATGGTTACATAGGTACGGTTGTTTGTGTACTCAGTTAACAAGGAATATTCTCCGTCTGTGAGTTCATCTACTTCTTTACTGAACTCCTCGGTTGTTTTGGTCTTATTACCAGAACATTCTGGACAACCTTTACCTTGAAGGAAGGAATGAGGGGTTGCTCGGAAAATAGTTCCACAATCTTCGTGCCTTATAGATATTTTACTGTGGTTCCTTCTGTACTGTTCTAACTGTGTGTAACTATCTTTTGATACTTTATTAAACTCTTTCTCGAAAATATCAGGTTGTTTTATGTTCCATTGGCACTTACACCTAGAATTATCATAAAAGAAGTGATTAGGGGTGACGCTATAAATGTTGTTACACTTTGAATGTAGTAGGTTAATCTTACTAGTACCGCTAGTATAATCGGATACTAAGGTGTATTCGTCTCCTACTGTATCGTATAGTCGTTTCCTAATCATATCGTTCGTTACTTTTTTAGCCACTTAACTCACCTCGTATATGTTATACTATTATTATACCATAGTTACGAACTGTTGGGCGGTAAGTGGCTCGTAAACCTCTTATCCGGTTCTCACTATACCCATTTGTGTAGCTACCCGGAAGTTTAGTCTCTAGCCATTTACAGTCTTTGTACAGACTGATTTAGGACGGGATTACCTCTATCCTTTTCAGGACTTAGGCTCTCTTATCAGCTTATTGGTTATTCAGCTATGCCCGTTTAACAGAGTTTTTCATCTATAGATTGCTCTATAGAGCCCCACAAATTATCGTAGGGGTTGACCATCTACGTAATATACCAAAATCGGATGATGTCATCGACTCTACTGCGGAAATCTCAGCGGAGGCAGACACCCGGTCATACTCATCTAAAGACAAGTAGTCGATGTCCACACCCTCTACTGCGGAGCCTTTAGACGCAGAACGGAAGATCATAAAACTGTTTCTAACTTTCTTTTTCTTTAAAGAATTTACCTGCTCATCTAAAATGGTAGCATAGTACCCTTCTGATAAAACAGGGTTTAAACGAGTAGCTACAAACTCCTCCATCTGCCGATTGGTAGGGAAAGTATAAAGACATTTAACCGCTGCATAGCTATTTACATCGGCAAAGTGTATCATTTCTGCTACCCCGATCTCGGATAAACCTAACTGACGAGATTTCATTACAATCTTATCTTTATGCTGATCGTTAATAACATCTACCTGCCACGGTCTGTGACCCTGCGCTCTAGTAGAATCATGACCACTAATATGAAATGTAATTGGGTGGTTCTTAACTGTATGGTTTCTCAACAAATAAGAGGAGGGGCTCAATGTAGTTAAAACATATGTAAGCTCCTCTTTAGTTAGATCGGTTCTTCCAAAAGTTCTTTTGGCTATACTTGCTATCTGGTTTCCATCAACATTTATCATTAGTATGCTTCCTCATTTGCTTTATTTTGTGCTATATCCATCTTACGGATAAGATCGGATATATCATCTGTAGACATATCTGTGATATCCAATCGTCCCTCTTCATCGGATTTTACTTTTCCGTTGTCCACTGTGTCGTTAATAACTCGTTCCTGTCTTAAGTTAAGCTCCGGTAATGCAGCGGAACCTGCCTTGCCATCTAAAGCACCCTCAATATCATTGATTTCTTTGTAGGCACCAATAACCCTTATAAAATCTGAGATGTTATCAATAGGGATTTCACCTGCGTCCAATCTTTGAATAAAATGTTTCAAAGATTTGGAAGCGGCTGAGTTAATCAAGTCTCTTAACTCTTGCTCACCTGAAAATACCTCCTGCCGCTTTTTAAGTCCTTCTTTAATATTATCAGCCATTGACATCTTCTAGTTCTCCTTTCTGTTTTAACGTTCTATAACATGAGTTAACATCCTCACATACGTCTACAATAAATAACTCGTTAAGATGAAAGCGTATGTGGGACTGAATAGTTATGTATCTGTTATCATTAATAATTAGGGACGATAAAGGGCGACCACATACCACGCATAATTTAGGTGTGTGAGCCCGCTTATCCCCTTTTTTAAACGTATTCTTTTTGTTTGCTATCTCAAATAACTCTTTTCTTTTTTTAACAATCTCCTGCTTAGTTACCATTGATTTTCTACTCCTCCCCCTCTTCGTCCTCTACTTCTGAGAAGTTTTCGTCAAGGTATTTATTATATGCTTCCAACTTCTCTTCTAGGAAGTCATCCGCATTAAAGTCTTTATCCTCAATTACAGTCATGTACAAATATGGTAATTCCAATATAATATCCCCTATAATTTCCTTAAGAATACCCTGGGTAAACGCAATACCATACTTAATAAACTGACTGACTAGATGATCTTCATACTTAGTGTGTAATATTCGGACTACTTCTTCCTCAGGCTGCTCACTCTCACATTGTAGGTGTGCATACTCATAAGCCATATGAGAAGCAGTAATCGTGATAATGGTCTCTATGTCTGTTAATAGCTGACGAATAAATAAGACATCGGGTGTGTCCTTACCCCCTTCCCCTTCTACTAAAGGAGTAATAAACCTAGAATTACTAACCACTTTAGGGGCTACATCTCTAACTGCAAAATCTTGAGCCAAGTCTTTATATAAATCCATTTCTTGTTCGTTTAACCCAAACATTTTTTGCACCTACTTTCTAGTTTCTAGTACTATTTGTCTTGGATGTCTACTCGTCTAAGTGCGACATTCATCAACGTTCTGATTTCTCTATCTAGTCGTCTTTGATGTTCGATGATAGTTCTGTTGTAAAGAGAAACTACAGCGTAGGCTAGTAAAGTTCCACACAAAACATAAATTGAAGCTGATGGTGAGGCAAGTGCAGTGTTATCCGCCATAAAGTCAATAACAGATACAACTGATAACTCCGCTATGAAAATTAAAAACACTTTTGCCGCTACGTGTCTGTCAGATTGTTTCATTTAGTAATACCCCCAGTAAAAAGTTATTTTATATAATATAAAGGATACCGATACTCTAAATTGCAGTATAGAAGTTCTATATTATTAAAAGAAACTGAGTCGGAGAGGGTATATTATGGTAATTTTTATTGCTGCAATCGTTTTTACCCTTATATTTTATGTAATGGCTGTGTATATGACATATGCTGTAACATTCATTCTTTATAAGGGGTTACAGTATAAACTTGCTATGCCTACAGTTAAGGCAGCAATGTTCATTATACTATGCTATATTTCTATTATATCAGATGTTATAATGTTTAACTCCTCACTGTACATTTACATTACAATTAAGAATGGCTTTCTAACTGCACTTGCGGTTACCTCATTTATATATGCTAAAAGCTAGAAGGGAGACTGGATAATGGCTATTGATGGTAACAAATACCACAGTACAATTAAAGTGGAATTTAGGGACCTGATAGATAACCTTGTCCAAAGCAACCGTAAAACCTTCCATCTGTACACAATACATAGACTGTTATCCTTAGGGTTACTAGTCGATTTCACATTCCAATACGTAAAAGTAGAGGACCCAGAGACGCATATTGGTATAGAACTGAGTTTAGACGGTTTTGGAGAAGTACTATTTATCGTGGACATCGAATCAAATTATGTAGGCATTGCTAGCGACAACTATAAGGACGTTTTACAAAATTTTTTGGACAAATTCGATACAAGCTTAGAAAAACAAGTAGATAAAAAGAGAGTTTTTTAGATTATGAAAGGTGGGGATTACATGTCTCAACTAGAACTTATACAGAAACTTAAGCATATTGAATTAGTAGTGCAGGACCATGAAACAGGCACAAGTAACCTAAAACAAGTGGTAACTGACCTGAAAGATATTGTTCAAGACCTCGATAAGAGCATGGCTATCCAAATTGAAAAGCAATCCCACCTGTTTTACCGGATAGAGCAGCTTCAGAAGGAAATTGAAGCCCTAGAGGAAAATGGGGAAAAAACAAATAACAGACAGAGAGACCTGATAGAGAAAGCATTAATGGCTTTCTTAGGGGGTTTAATTACCTACATTTTCAGTTTGTCAACCAACTAAACAAATTGTGGTAAACTATAACTAAGGAAAGGAATGATATAAAATGGCTAGACAAAAGACAGTAAAGCTTACGCTAATAGATGGGAGTACATGGTTCGTACCAGAATCAGAGTTCATCTCCTATGATGTCCCTGATAATCCTCATTCTGTTATTAGTAGCTACATTCGTGGCTCTAGAGGACCATTACTACCAGTTAACTCTTTAGAGACTATGGATGGAGAGAAAAACCATATTAACGCTAATTACATTATTAGTGTCAAGGTAACATACGATTCATAAAAAAAAGGACCCTTTAAAAAGGTCCTTTAATTTTTTTCTTTTTCTTTTTCTGAGTGATTAGTTTGATACTTACGTTGTTCTAAGTCTATTGCCTCTTTCTCTGTCAGGTCTGTAAATAAATCTCGGTAACCTACCCCAAATATTTCCTCAAGCTCCATCATCTTACCCGGTCTAGGGAATTTCTGCCCGTTCTCCCAGTATGATACCGATGAAAAGTTTACATCCAACCTATCCGCTAGGCTATAAATTGTGTATCCTGAATCCATGCGGTACTTCTTTAACCTCTTTGGTAACTTCTTATTTTCTTTCGTCATAGTAACATCTCCCTTTTTTGTTTTTGTTGCTGACATAATAACATCTCCTTTTTTAATTATTTCTATAATTTGTAGTTGACTTAATACTAACATATTGTTGTCTTTTTGTCAACAAGGTTTTAATTCCTTTTCCTGAGTAGTACGTAATGTGTTTTTATATCTTGTTTACATCTTACCATGTGGTTGACTAATTGTCAATAGCTTTTACTATTTTTTTTGTCCTATTTGAAACCGTTGATAAATAAGGGTTCCTGAGTAATTGTTCTAATCTGTTGTCACATTAAAGGTTTTATCTAGTCTGTATTTAGTATTTATATATTATTATTAATTATTTATTATATTTAAAAATTAATTAAAAAGTATATAGGGAACAAATTAAAATATAATAGGACAAAAATTCTGATAAGCTACTTAGGGATACATACTATGCAAGGGGTTAAAATATGACAAAACTAAAATTACCTCCTTATAGGAAGAAACTGAGAAAGGAATAACAAATTATTCCTGATATACTGTTTGGAGTGTGCTTACTAGGATATGGACTACAATAAAAGATGTCCTATTTTAATTCCTTGGTACATAAGGGGTTTCAAAGGGTTTATAACTATTTTTGTCCTATTATATTTTATTTACCCTGTATTTATATATTTATAATTCTATTTCTATATAATAATATTTTATAAATAATTAGTATTAAGAGGGATGTCGAAGCGATGTTGACTAAGAGTCAATAGTACACAAATAACATAAGTATAAAAAAGTTTGTCTTTAGGGTTGCACAATAATATAGAGTATGTTATAGTATATTTAGGCTTTAAAAAAGCACACTAAACACACACTGTTTTTCTTCCTTTTGTTCCTTTATCAGGAGAGCCTTACTAGGCGAGGTTCTCCTACTATAAGGGAAAGAAAAAAAAATTAAAAAAGTTTGGCTCTAGGGGTTTACAATGTTACAGAATGTGTTATAATAGATTTACACACTTAAAAGTATTGTTTTAAATATATGGGTGAGTCGCATAGCGGCAATTGCCGGAGGTTGTAACCCTCCCCTCTTCGGAGTTCATAGGTTCGAGTCCTATCTCGCCCACCAACTTATTATTATGCCGATGAGCACAATAGTTCCTAGGTAACACTACGAGAGTGGAAATCTCTCCCATCGGCTCCTAACATGGGGTATTGGTATAACGGACATTACGGTGGACTGTCTATCCACAAACAGGGGTTCGATTCCCCTATACCTCGTTTACTAGTAGAAGTAGAACAGGCAGCTACGTCTATATAACTGGCTATGACACACTGTTGTAAGGCGGTTATATATGAAGATGTGGGAGTGTCACCCCACCTACTAGGATATATACCATGTCTCTACCTCCTGATATAGGTCGATGAAAACGAGACAAAATAAGGTACCCGAGTTTGAATAAGGCATATCACCTGACAAGAGCAGATTTCAAACTAAAATAGGGATACTTCCATAATTCTAAGTGGTTTGGGTTATGGGGCTTTCATTGAATATACGAGACTTAGGTTCCTTATTCCCCCTTCCCTCCGGGTTTCGTATATTGAATGAGAGTTTCTTTTAGGCTTGTTACCTTCTCTCGCAAAAAATGACAATAAGCCGGGTTTGGATGGTTAACCCTCATAGGACGTATCTTATCGTGACTTCGGTGACGAGAGGTACCGCTCTAGCCTTGACGTAAGATAGTGTCAACTAGCAAACAACCATACGACTGTCACTGGTCGTTTCCAATTTTTCTTTAGGTGAGACTGATTACCTCACCTATTTCAGGACCGTAGCTCAGCCGGGTCAGAGCTGCCGCCTTTTAAGCGGTAAGTCGTGGGTTCAAATCCCTCCGGTCCTACCATTACACACTATTATTCTAAGGATTGGTGTTATGAGATGTGAAAATTGTAATGATACTCACAATGGTTCTTACGGTTCAGGACGATTTTGTTCATCTAAATGTGCCAGAGGTTTCTCTACTAAAGGCAAACGAAAAGAGATAAATAAATCTGTTAGTAACAAATTAAAAGGTCGAAAACCGCATGATAAGGGGTTTAAAGCCGGGTTTGACCCGAGGAGACGACTACTAACTGATACGGATAGAGAAAGAGCCACAAAATCTCTTCAAGAAAACAGAGATCAATCTTATAAGTCGATGGAGTGGGATGACCTACCATTAGCAGAGAAGCGTAGGAGAGTTTTGTTTGAGCAGAATGGTAAATGTATATCATGTGGTATTGACTCATGGTTAGGTAAACCTATTACTATTGAGTATCATCATATTGATGGAAACAACATTAATGACTCCAGAGATAACGTAGAGTATCGTTGCCCTAATTGTCACAGTCAGACCGATACCTTTAGAAACAGAAAAAGATTGTAAACCAATGCAGAGTTCGTATAATGGCTATTACGGTACACTTGTAATGTACTTATAGAGGTTCGAGTCCTCTACTCTGCACCACCTATATTATTGCGGTTGGCTAGGACGGGTGTTCTGACTGGTCTCATAAGCCAGTAACGGGAGTTCGAGTCTCTCAGCCGCAACCATTGTGTAGTAGCTCAGTCTGGTAGAGCACCATCTTGATAAGGTGATGGTCGTAGGTTCAAATCCTACCTACACAACCATTTAATGAGAGATAGCCAAGTGGTAAGTCACTACACTTTGACTGTAGTATTTGGAGGTTCGAGACCTCCCCCTGAAGCCAATTAAAGGGTCTTTCGTATAAAGGTAGTACGAGCTGCTCATGACAGCTAAGGTAGGGGTTCAAGTCCTCTAGGACCCACCATATGCGGCATTAGTATAATGGTAGTATCTCAGGTTTCCACCCTGAGGGTATCGGTTCGAGTCCGGTATGCCGCTCCAATTAAGCTTCCGTAGCTCAGCTAGGATAGAGCAAATGTTTTCTACACATAAGGTCGAGGGTTCAAATCCTTCCGGGAGCACCAAACTTAGCATAAAGTTCTATCCCTCTCCTCTCAAGAGTCCATATCGACAGAGGAGAGGGCATATATGGAAGCGTGGCAGAATGGTATTGCACCTGCCTTGAAAGCAGAGATACCCTAACGGGTGTGTGGGTTCGAGTCCTACCGCTTCCGCTCATAGAGGGTTACTCAAGTTGGTGAAGAGGTCAGTTTGCTAAACTGATAGGAGACTATATCTCGCACGGGTTCAAGTCCCGTACCCTCTGCCATAATAATTACACGGAAGAGTAGCTGAGTAGGTTCAAGCGTTGGATTGAAGCTCCAAAGACGAAGGTTCAAGTCCTTCCTCTTCCACCAAAATACCTGAGGTGTTTAACTTGGAAAAATTGTTTAATTTAGATGGTAGGAAAATTAGATATATTAGAGATAATGACGGTTGTTGGATATGCACAAGCCATAAACCAAAAACTCAGAGAAGTGGCACTAAGTCCTACTACTCTATAAAAGGGTTTGATGGAAGAGTAACAATGATTCATCAAATGATTTATAGAAAGTTTTACGGGGACTATGACGGTTCACTGTGTGTAAGACATAGATGTGATAATGCTTTATGTATAAACCTTGAACATCTTGAGTTAGGTACTCATCAAGACAACATGGACGATATGAACACCAGAAGGAAAGACTATATATCTAGTATAAGAAAAGGAAACAAAAACGCTAACTCTAAACTAGACTGGGATATCGTTAAAAGTATAAGAAACGCTTACGCAGGAGGTAACACCACTCAGGCAGCGTTAGCATATAAATACGGTGTATCAAGACAATTAATTCAAAAAGTAGTAAGAAACGAAATATAGGTACAATAAATATGCAGGGCAGAAGATTAAAGACGAGAGGCAAGTCGATGGTCTCCAACACCATTTCTAAGAGGTTCGATTCCTTCGTCCTGTGCCAATACCATTTATAGCATTGAATACATGAGAACTGAGTTAGGTACTTACCTTAAGGTTCTAAAGCCTTGTACCTCTACCTTTCATGAGGGTTAAAGTACCACCACAAGCTAGCAAACGAGGTACTCTCCTGTTTCAATGGTGTATATGGTGGAATTGGTAGACACGCTAGACTGTGAATTTAGTAGGGAACTATCCCTGTGCAGGTTCGACTCCTGTTATACACCCTTGTTAAATAGACTAAGAAACAGTCTTTAAAAGCTAACTGAAGTTTTAATAGGTTTCTTCCTAAAAAATCTCTCAACTATGTGAATATAGCTCAGTTTGGTAGAGCACATGGTTTGGGACCATGAGGTCGGAGGTTCGAGCCCTCCTATTCGCACTTTCCCTATTCCTATTTCAATAAGAAACACTCCCTATTACCGCAAATGGTTACAAATTAACCTATGCGGTATTTTTTTTATGCCTATCTCTTATATTATATAGGTACCTACTTCTGTAATCCCTCTGTAAAAACCTAACTATGTTATAATAGAAATACAAACTTGCTATATTATAAATAGAAGAGGGAGGAAAATATGTCATCTTTTGGTCAGGATAGTAAATGGTTAGAGGCAAAAAAAGTAATAGGTGATTTAAACTGGATTGAGATTGTTAGCTACTATCGTTTCATCGGAGGTAACAACGTGTTTGTTTACGTGATCGGTGATGGGGATAAGAAGCTGATAGTGGATATTATAGATGAAGATGACAATATCCTTCTAATTAACAAGAATGGCAAACCTTTAACAGATAGTTATGATAACGTAACAAATAGTAAAAAGGTGTTTCAGTACTCTGAAAGCCTTGAAGATAAAGAATATTATTTAGGAAAACAAAAATTTATAATACCGACAGAAAAATCGTAAATAGAACGGAAGTGATAAAGGAATGGGAGTACTGGACTGGATTCCTAATAGGAAGAGTGACGCTGACTCAGTTATTCAGGTAGACGACAATTTGTCAAAAGCCATACGAATGATCGAGACAGACGCTATATCTAAAAGCCGCAATAAAGGTAAAGCCAAAGCATACGAAGAGCCTTTACTAGGGAACATGTCAATGAACCCTGATTACAAAGAGGCTCCATCAATTCAAGGAACCCATAACCTACTGGAAACTTTGAAACTATGGTCCAGAAAAAATATTATCCTTAACTCTATTATTAACACAAGGGTAAACCAAGTTTCAATGTTTTGCACCCCGGCTCGGTATAGCGAGAAGGGTATTGGTTATGAAATTCGTTTAAAAGACCCACTGGAAACACCGTCAACTCACGATAAAGCAGCTTTCCAACGTATAGAGAAATTTATTGAGCATACAGGGAAAGATACTAAAGATTTCACTAGAGACAACTTTAGAACCTTTGTTAAAAAGTTAGTACGTGATCGACTAACTTATGACAAGATCAACTTTGAGCTTGTCTACGACTCTACTAAAAACCTAAACCACTTTAAAGCAGTGGACGCTTCTACTATTTACGTAGCTGTAGATGAAAAAGGTAGAGAACCAAAAGGAAAAAACGACTCTCGTTATGTTCAGATGTTAGAACGACAACGGGTAGCAGAGTTTAAATCTCACGAAATGGCATGGGAAGTACACAACCCTCGTACTGATGTTACAGTAGGTAGATATGGGTACCCTGAGCTTGAAATAGCCATGAATCATCTACATTATCATGATAACACCGAGAAGTTTAATGCTCGTTACTTTTCTCAGGGGGGTACCACAAGAGGGTTACTACATATTAAAACGGGACAAGAACAGTCGCAACAAGCGTTATCATCTTTTAGACGTGAGTGGAGTTCTATGTTTAGTGGTATTAATGGTGCTTGGAAAATTCCAGTTATAACTGCGGATGACGTTAAGTTTGTAAACATGACACAATCCTCTAAGGATATGGAATTTGAAAAATGGCTTAACTACTTAATCAATGTTATTACAAGTATATTCCAGATCGACCCATCCGAGATTAACTTCCCTAACCGAGGAGGGGCAACAGGTAGTTCGGGTAGTACCTTAAACGAAGGTAGTGCTAAAGAGAAATACCAAAACTCTAGAGATAAAGGATTGGAACCTTTACTTAAGTTTATAGAAGATGCTGTAAACAAATACATTGTGTCTCAGTTTGGTGACAAATATGTATTCAGCTTTGTCGGTGAGGACAGTGAAACAGAAGCACAAATTATTGAAATTCTTGCTGCTAAGGCTAAGATCGGTCTTACAATTAACGATGTTCGTGAGGAGCTTGGTTATGGTCCCGTGGAAGGTGGAGATGTAACACTAGCCGGGGTACATGTACAACGTCTAGGTCAGCTACTACAGAAAGAACAAATGCAAGAGCAAAGACAAATGGAAGCACAGCAGTTTCTAGCAGAGCAGACCGGTTATGACGGAGATATGGATAACGTTAATGGAAAAGCCTCTTTTAATCAGAATGTTGGTAAAGATGGTCAGGTAAAGGGAGAAAACAATACTAATTCTACCCCACAAGCAGGAAAAGGGGATAACGGTGAAACGGTAAACGATTGGCAAGTGTAAGGAAAAGGAAACTGGGGGGTAGTCCTGCAAAGGCAGGGTCATACCTTGCATAAGTTTTCTACCCCCTTAACCACTGTTTTTATAAACTAAGTAGTGTTTCTGCTATATTACACACACAGTAACAATGCCTGTGGCAAATAGTATAAATCATATACATGATATGATAGAAGGGAGGAAGTAGCCCTGAATACTTTAAACAAGTTTGACGGAAAAATAGGCTTATTCGTTCCAATCGACATTGAGGACTCTATTAGGAAAAGTGATGAGAACCCAACGGAGAAATCTTGGTACGTTAGAGGTTATGCTACTACACCGGACTTAGATTTACAAGATGACATTATCAAACCAGAAGGAATTGATATAAGTTATTTCACTGAACATGGCTATATCAACTATGAACATCAACAAAGTAAAGACTATATTATTGGAGCTCCTACGAGCAATTCCAAAGTTGATGATGTTGGTCTGTTTGTAGAGGCTAAGCTATACAAAGCTAACCCGTATGCTAAGAGTTTATGGGACCTAGCTAACAATATAGCTAAATCTGGTATTGATAGAAAGCTAGGCTTTTCAATTGAAGGCTTCGCTAAGAAAAGAAACGAACAAGACCCAAGAATTATAGAGAAGACCTACATAACAAATGTTGCTTTGACAACGAGTCCTGCAAACCCTAATGCTACTTGGGACGCATTTATGAAGAGTTTTCTTACTGGCTACGGTACAACTCCAGATACACAAACAAACGCAGCCGCATTAAGGTCTGAGTCATTTGCTAGAAGCTTACACAACCTATCCTATGCTTACAAGGCGATTGACAGCCCTTTAGAGTTTGAGAAGGTTTGGAAAGAAGTAGGTAATTATTTAGATTCTATGGAAAAATACTCACCAGAAAGTGCAGTAATGTTCCTACAATTATTTAAAGGGTATTCACGTAATGAAGCAATTGAAAAAATTGATATGTGGATGAACTCTCAAAAAGAAGATCAGTAGAAAGGAGTTAGGATTAATGGGTAAAAAACAATCATTTGCCAAGCTAACTGAAGACTTAGAAAAGTTAAACGAGCAGGAGCTTGAAAAGTCTGAAGATAAGACTGAGGATACACCCGAAGTCGAAGAGGAAACTCCTACTGTCGAAGAGACAGAAGTTGTAGAGCCTGAAAAAAAGAAAGACGAAGACAAGGCTGAGGATACAGAGGAAGAAAAAGAAGAGGTAGAAAAGTCTGAACCTGAAAAGGTTGAGGAAGAGAAAGAAGTAAAACCAGAAGACAAGGACAAAGAAGAAGAGGTAGAGAAATCGGAAGCTACAGAAAATGAAGATGTGGTAGCTGAAGCTGACTTTATCGGTGCTTTTGAGTCCGTTACTAAGTCCTATGGAAAAGTCCTTGAAATTAACTCTAAACTAGTCGGTAAAATTGAGGCTCTTGAAAAGTCTTTAGCAAGCCTGACAGAGATGGTTACTACTTTGCAACCAGTTAAAGCTGAAGAAGAGGAAGTAACGGAAGAAAAGGCTGAAGAAGAGGTAAAAGAGAACGAAGAAGAAGAGGTTAAACCTGAAAAGGACAAAGCTGAAGAAAAAGAGGAAGAAGTAGAGAAATCTGCGGAAACCCCTGAAGGAAAAGCTATAGACTATATTCAGAAATCTGAAGGTGAAGTTGAGGAAGAAGAAGAGGTTGAAGAAGAACCTTTTAACCCTCAAGACCATGTTTCTACTGTAGTAAACTACGTATCTAAACATATGAGTTCTATGGAACCTAGTGAAAAAGCAGCGTATCGTGGTGCAGTGAGTCGTGTAAAACGAGGTAATAGTACCGATACGGACTTAGGACTATTCCAAGAGGTCGTAAAAATTACTGAAAATTCAGAAAAATAAACGATGAAGTGTTATATTAATGACATGAACACCTGATATAGGGTTTGGGTAGAGAAGTTCCTCCTCCTAATTTCTCTACCCTGTTTTAAAATTAATTATCTGAATATTGTGAATTATAAAATAACAATATAAACTATTAGAAGAAGGGAAGATAGAATAAATGGGTAACGAAAACAAAGAACGTCAACTACCACAAGTTGCAGAAGAAACACTTAATGAAGTATTATCCAAAACGTTTACCACTGGTTACGGTATTACACCTGATGACCAACAAGACGCTTCTGCTTTAAGACGAGAGTACCTAGATGACGAAGTTAAGATGTTAGCATATGACACTAATGACTTCACAATCTACCCAATTATTAACAAACAGCAAGTAGGAAGCACAGTTGTTAAGTACGCAGTATTTAACCAACACGGAAGAACTGGTCACAGTCGATTTGTACGTGAGGTAGGGGTAGCTTCAATTAACGACCCTAACATCCGTCAAAAGACCGTACAGATGAAATTCCTAAGTGATACTAAGCAACAATCTTTAGCAGCAGGTCTTGTAAACAACGTTTCTGACCCTATGACTATCTTGACTGATGATGCTATTGCAGTTATCGCTAAGTCAATCGAATGGGCTATTTTCTACGGAGACGCTGCTCTAACTCACGAAACTGATGAGCAAGCAGGTATCGAGTTTGATGGTTTACATAAGCTAATTGACCAAAAAACTAACGTAATGGACTTACGTGGTAAGACACTTACAGAGGCTGACTTGAATAAAGCAGCAGTTGTAGTAGGTAAAGGTTACGGGCAAGCTACTGACGCATTTATGCCAATCGGTGTGCAAGCTGACTTTACTAACAACTTACTAGAACGTCAACGTGCGTTAATGCCTTCAGCTAATGGCGGAATGTCTACTGGGTTCGCATTAACTGAGTTCCTTTCTACGAGAGGTAAGATTCGTTTACATGGTTCTACAATTATGGAGAACGACAATGTATTAATTGAGGATAAGATGCCTCAACAAAATGCACCGTTACCTCCACAAAGCGTTGCAGCAGCAGTTCAAACTGGTGTTAGTGGACAATTCCGTGATGAGGACTTAGGTACTCAATCATATAAAGTCGTAGTATTCTCTGATGAGGCTGAATCAGTACCATCTGAAGCAACTACAGCTACTGTAGTTAACGCTACTGATGGGGTTCAATTAACTATCGGGTTACAGTCAATGTACCAAGCACAACCACAATTCGTAGTAGTATACCGCCAAGGTAAAGAAACTGGATTCTACTTTGAGATTGCTCGTATCCCATCTTCAAAAGCGAACGAGTCTAATCAAATTATCTTCACAGATAAGAACGGTTCAATTCCAGAAACTACTGACGTATTCGTTGGTGAGATGAGTCCACAAGTACTTAGCTTGTTAGAACTTCTTCCAATGATGAGACTACCATTAGCACAAATGAACGCTACAGTAACATTCACAGTGTTATGGTATGGTGCGTTAGCTCTATATGCTCCTAAGAAATGGGTACGCATTAAGAATGTTAAATACATCCCTGCATTAGCAGCAGACGTAGCTCCAACAATTCCACTTAACACAAATAAATAATAAGTGGGATGGAGTAAACGGTAAAATTGAATAAAAAAGAATAGGGAGCAGATATTTTTCTGCTCCCTTTTTATTTAAAAACTATTAGAAGGAGAGAAATTAAATGTTAGTAAATGAAAGTTTAGCAGGTTTAAAGGTAGCTACACCGTTCGGACAGATCGAATTTAACGATAAAGGTGAGTCTAAAGACCTCAAGGAAGCAGATGAAAAAGCAATCGCTAAATTACCGGGATACCAACATGTAGCACCTAAGAAGGAAGCACCTAAGAAGGAAGCACCTAAGAAAGAGGAGATTCCTAAAAAAGCTCCTGCAAAAAAAGCCCCGGCTAAAAAACAGGCGGCTAAGCCAGAAGAGAAATAATTCTAAAGAAAGGTTAGGAGGTAAATTATGCTAAGCAATGAGAGCTCCGGTTCCCCCTATAGTCATAATAATGAAAAGCTAGTTGAACTAGCGGATGTTAATAACTACACACTTGAAGATTATGGTTTAACTGTAGAGAATGTAAAGTCTAACCACTTCGGGGTAGACATAACTGACCCACGGACGGGGGAACACCTCCCCGACCCTTTTTACAAATCTAAAATTGAAGCAGCAGTAGCGCAGGTAGAGAAGGACCTAGATGTAGTTATACTACCGAGGGCACTAGTAGAACACCACGACTTCTACCGTAACGACTTTAATAGTCACATGTACTTTCATACTCACCGTAAGCCTATTGTGCAGCTTGAGAACGTTAGGTTAGAATATGGAGCTTACTCGGTATTTAACTACCCGTCTCGTTGGTGGAAGGTCTATAATCTTCCGGGACATATCCAGATGTTACCTACGATGATGTTATCAGGAGATCAATCACAATTAAACCTAGCACAAGCATACTCAGGATTTCCTATGATTACTGGTACACCTAATATTACAAACCATAATACAGGTCCTCAGTTATTTCACATAGAATATGTAGCCGGTATGTTACCTCCAAAACGTAGAGGGGTAGCACAACCTTGGGAAATGCACCCGGATTTATGGCAACTAATTATAAAAATGGCTCTTAAAGAAGTATTCCAACAATGGGGACGTTTAATTATTGGTCCGGGTATTGCCGGAATGAGTATAGACGTAGACGGTGTATCCCAACGTATTGATACGACTCAATCAGCTATGTACGGTGGGGCTTCTGCGGAGATCATACAATTGGATGCGGACATTAAAGGGTTAAAAAGCAGTTTAAAGTCCTACTACGGATTTAACTTAGGACTAATTTAAGGAGGGGATAGCAAATGGCAGACAGACCCACCATGCTTAGCAGTATAGCTTCACCTACTGTTAACACTAATATGATCGACTCCCATAACCGTGACATGGCTATCCCTTCATTATGGGAAAAGTCTTACCTATGTCCTTGTAGGCATAAAGAGACTCGACAACCTAACCAAGCATGTAAGTTGTGTCATGGTAGAGGGATTGCCTACCTACCGGCAAAGAACCTAAGAATTATTGTACAATCTCAGGAGAAAGGTATATCCAATGCCGATCTAGGTTTGATCGACTCTGGTACCGCTATTGGTACCCCTGATAGAAGTATTCAAGTAGCTTTTAGGGATAGAATTACTATTCCAACCGCTAAGGTTTCTCAGTCATTTATATTTGATGTTTCTCAAAGACGGGTAGACACTGGGTTTTTTATGGTTTATGACGTTAACAAGATTGAATTTGCTACCACCATGGAGGGCGAGATTTTTGAGGGGGATGACTACATCATAGACCTGAAGAACAACTTGTTTTTTCCTAAGGAACATTTAATTGGTCAGAACATCTCTTTAAACATCTTAACTACTTTAAGATACATGGTAGCGGATTTACTAAAAGAGCACAGATATGCTAGACAAAGAGACAATAGCTATGAGAAACTACCTCAGAAGTTACTACTTAAGAGGGAGGATATTTTCATAGACAAAGAGGCTTTTGAGCTCGGTACTAATGAGGAGATCACTGGGCAAATGATAGACACAAAGAGACAGCCTACTAGTGATGGACTAAATGGATTCTTTAAGGGTGGTATCTAATGGGAAGGGTTAAACGTCCTAGCTTATTTGAAAGCAATACTACTACTAAATCACAAATGAAAGCTTTAGGAAGCAAATTAGTAGACAGTACTTTGAACACTGGTATGATGGCAGCTAAAAAGTCAGGCTCAAAAGATGCAGTAGTTAAAAAGAAGCCTAAATACCTAGAGGTTACAGAGAAGCGTATGAGTAACCTAGGGGTTATAGACTTAAAACCCTACTTTGCTCGAAGCCCGCACCGGGTACAAAAAGAAGGTGGTGGGTGGTATTTACGAATACCTATTAAACGAAAAGCTAGAGGTATGTCTAGAAGGATGTATGAGCAGCTTAGAGCTATTGATATAGCCCCAGATGAAAGACGTACTGTAGTATCTGATTATCTATATGATCGGAGACGACAATCTGAGGCTACCATGCTTAATTATGAACCCAAGTCTAAGAACATAGAAAAGAAAAAATCTGGTAAAAACAGACATACTTATACAGTCTTCAGAACTGTTTCCGATAAGTCACCGGCTAGTAGTTGGGTTGTAGGTCGAGATAAGGTAAATTCAGATGATACATCTAAGACATTCGTTAGAAATGTTAACCGGTTAATGAAGTGGAAAATGAAAAACGGGTGGGAATAAAATATAGAGGTAAGGAGGGGTTATAGGTGCTTCCAAGTATAGATACATATTTGTATAGTGAAATAGAAGGTAAACTAGAAATTATTCTATCGAACCGCTATATTATAGAGGAAATACTCAAAGATATACAGCCTAAGATTTCCAAGAACTTTATAAGAGCTTACTTTGGTGAAAAAGGTAGGGAGATACCGATTGTGTATACCATGCCGCAAGAAAAAGTCACACAACAAGGAGCTATTTATATAGGTCTTCGAGAAGGCGAGGAGTCCTCCCCGAGCTTAGGTAACATTGAGGATACTTATGATTTCAAGGAACAAGGTTTTGTAAAAGACCTAGCTGTAGTTGAACCGACACCAGAAATGGATAGGTTATATCTGGAGGTAGATCAAGAAATAGGGGAACTGTTTAATGTAGAAAACCTTGCCTTTTCTAAGAGTGACAACGTGAGCATTGAGGATAACAGAATTTATTTTGCTTATGATGAATCATTGGTAGGTGCTGAGTTTAAAGTAAACTACACCGCTACAAATGGTTCCAAGGAAAAAGGGTTACAAAAAGGTTTTACAACAAAAGAACATTACTCTGTTCTAGCTATCTCAACCAATATGGATACAGTAAGGTGCTTAGACATAATTATTAAAGCTATTTTTATTCTTATGAGAGATAATCCCAAAGAAAAAAATAATCACCTTCTCCAAAGATTACAGTTTGGTCAGATCGAAGAGATTGATACAGGTAGATCAGCGAGTGAAGGTGTACCAGAGCTTCTTTATGGAAGGGAAACTATTGTAACCTACACAAGCTCTTATAGCTTAGATGTTCCTCTGTTATCACAGTTTGAAGAGATTATAGTTAATACCAAACCGGGAGGAGAGTGAAAGTAAATGGCTGAAAAAAAGAGTCAAAAGCAGGAAGAAGAACTAGAGGCTACTCAATCAGTAGAGGCGACTGAAGAAAAAACAGAAGCCCCTAAAGAGGAAGAAAAGCCTAAGACAACAAAGGCAAAAGCTCCTAAGAAAAAACCTTTAAAACCTTACGTTCACATCGACACCTTTTTACAGACTGCAATGCCTTTCTTCGGACTTAGCAGTGTGCAAGCTCAAGGGTTTAAGAGTCGCATGAACGGTAAGCACTATCAACGTGACGAACAGGTTTTTGTAACTGAGCTTAGAAAATACCTTAACTTAAAATAATTTAGAAAGAAAGGAAGATAAAGGATATGCCGATCAATTATGGGTATGACAATACACGTCCTAGAACGAACGTTAAACTTGACGCTAGTAGCCTAGGTGCTTCTAACGCTGATAGTGAAAAGCCGCTAGTATTACTAGGGTCTGCTATTGGTGGGGAGCCACATGTTCCACATGAAATTACTAACTTTGCACAAGCAAGAGAAATATTCCGTGGCGGAGAATTATTAGACGCTGTAGAAATGGCTTGGAACCCGGGTGTTAATGTAGCCGGAGCAGGTCGTATTATTGCTATCAGAACAGATGAAGCAACTCAAGGTAGTTTAACTAATGGTGGCTTGACGGTTACTTCAAAACTATACGGTGAGGACGCTAACAGTATTCAGGTATCATATGAGGACAATACATTAACAGGAGCTAAACGATTTAGTGTCCACTTCACTAAAGAGCGTTATGAGCGTGTTTACGACAATATTGGAGACATCTTTAATGTTCAATACACAGGTACAGGAACTGCCGCTACTCTTGATGTAGTGCATGTTGACAATGTAGCTACTCAGTTAATTTTAACAGTAGACAGTTCCGCAGTTCGTACATACGAACTTGGTGCAGGTGTTTACGAGGATGTTAACGTTCTAGTAAACGACATTAACAACCTACCAGACTTTGAGGCTACTATGAACTCTTTAGGGGGTAATAAGAACATAGGAACCGACTCATTAGACGAGGTTAATGCTCAAGACCTTATGGCTTCTGCGTACACAGTAACTGCTATCGCAGGAGACCTAATTAACCAAACGAAGAATGACCGATACATTAAAGTATCAGTTGACCCTGTTACAGCATTACCAGAAACTATTGAGCTTACTAACCTTGCAGGAGCTACTACAGGAACTGCACCGGCTTCATGGGCTGACCTTTTAAGTAAGGTAGCTGACTTAGGGGCTTACTACATTGTAACTCTTACAGAAGAGGAAGCAATCCACGGAGAACTTTCACAATTCTTACGTGAAGAGTCTGACAATGGAAACCACTTACGAGGGTTTGTAGGCGGAGGATTCAATGAGGCTGTAGAGGCATTAAGAGCTCGTCAGATGAACTTACGTAACTCTCGGGTTTGTGTAGTAGGTAACTCAGGTACACGTAAGATGAGAGACGGTAGAGTATATAACTTCCCGGCTTACATGTACTCTGCATTAGTGGCAGG